GAATGACTGCTGGTGTCCCAACCAGAACTTATAAGCATGAAAAAACTCAATCCCACCCTGAATATCGTCGAACACTGCATAGTCGACGTCTGCATCAAACTCATCCAAACAAAACAAACCACCAAAGTAAACATGCTCTTGGCGTAAAGAGCGTGCCCACATTGTCTTCCCCATCCTTGACGGTCCAATCATAACTAGTGACTTGCCACGTCGTCCAGGTTGATATCCGTCCAAATTCTCTCGTACCCACTGATCAAGCTGAGGAAAGTTTGCCGTGTCGAAATCGTATCCTTCTGGATGACTGTATGGAGCCAGTTCGGGTCGATACTTCCAGTCTGCGTACTTGCATAAACTTGGAAAAGAACATGCGAGATGTCGAGGAGCCAGTTCTCCACATAGTCTGAAAAAGTCATCTCTAGACTCAGCCAGGATGATCTCGTGCCACGGGTCGCTAGCTCCAGAAACTCTGCCTCCACTTGGTCGCTCAAGCCCCCCAGCCACAACATCGCCGTCTTTCGTTGCATAATCCCACATCTTCTCCGGTGTCTTTTTGCCAGGGAGCACATTCGGATGGTGTCCTTCCACATCAAACTGACGTGCATTTCGAGTGCTGTATTCTCGGCCGAAGTCCACAAAAGCGTGGAGATGAATTCCTCCATCAACGTGATTTTCTCGTCCAATGATACACTCAGCGTTAAGTGATGCAAAAAGGTCTCCGACTTTGAATGGATCCAGCTCTCCGCATTGAGCGTAAGTGATGAGGGCGTATCGCCGTTTGAATTGGAATGGCATGCTGACATAATGAGGAGTGAGGAGAGAGAGTTGTAATATTATACTCTCTCTCCCATCCTCTCACCCTCTCACGGGCACTCGAAGTATAAATACCCCTCCCCTCCCCCCTTTACATGCTTTCACATGCTTTCACATGCTTTCACGTGCTTTCACATGATGGCTTACTCCCGAGGTTATTCACGCCGTCGGCGTTATTCTCGTCGTCGCCCCACTTCTAAGAAATCTATTAAAACCCGTCGTTCCCCCCGTTATCGTCGTCGTGTTAAACGTGTTACCAACCGTCGCATTGCAAATGTCTCCTCCGAAAAGAAGAGTGACTCTCGGGTCTTCTTCTCCAATATTGCAGCCCCCGCCAACCCCCCCATCTTCGCCGCTCCCATTCTATTGGGAGGCAACACCTATTCCCTCATCCACATGCCCACGGCAATGGATAAATCCAGCACTGTTGCACAAGATATTGGCAACTATCGAGATCGATCAGATGTCTACATGCGTGGATATCAAGAAACTCTCCGAATGACTTCCAACTCTGGCGCAGCCTGGAATTGGCGTCGTGTCGTCTTTTGCGTCAAGGGTCCGTCGATTTATTCGACTGTCACTGCTTCTAATGCGTTGTATCTCGAAGCTGCTACGAATGGTTGGGTTCGCACTTGGGTTAACCATACGGGTACTACTGTTGGCCAAGCTGCTGTCTCTCTATTGTTTAAGGGATCGGTCAACATTGATTGGGTCGATCCTTTCACTGCGTCTATCGATAGTACGAAGGTTGATCTTGTTTATGACAAGTATTCTGTTCTTCGTTCTGGTAATGACGATAACTCCATTCACAATCGTAAGATGTGGCATCCTTTCAACAAGAAGTTCATTTATGATGATGAAGAAAATGGTGCTACTGAGTCTGAACGTCTGTTTCACATTCCTAGTAAGCCTGGTATGGGTGATGTCTATATTATAGACTTCTTCCAGTGTTCCGACAATGCTCCCGCCAATACTCTTCAACTTGACGGCACTGGCCGTCTTTACTGGCATGAAAAGTGATAGCACAGTGCTATTAGCACTGTATTCGCACTGTATACGGATGGCCAATTACCGCCTCGAAAAGGCGGGTCTTGGCCCATCCCGACCCGGAGCGGAGCGGAGGAAGCAGGGTGGGTTAGTACCCGACTAACCCTCCCCGGCGGAGCCGATATGGATCATTTAATTTAGAATAAAGGAGTGTCAATAAATACAAAGTCACAGTTGGCATCTAGCCAATCAGCATCTGCCCCCTTGTCTGCCCTTGGATCAGTGTTTGAACACCAGATCGCTGGTTTCCCCCACGTGATCAACTTCTTCCCTCTGTACTTGTCCGTAGCAAAGAATGACTGCTGGTGTCCCAACCAGAACTTATAAGCATGAAAAAACTCAATCCCACCCTGAATATCGTCGAACACTGCATAGTCGACGTCTGCATCAAACTCATCCAAACAAAACAAACCA